CGCATCTCTACGTCTTAATACACTCGTTTTACTAATACCAAAGTAGTTAGCGATATCTTCCCACTCATAGCATCCAATAGGACACTCCCAGTATCTCAAACGTATTAAGTCTTTAGTATCTTCATCAGCTTCAAATATAAGTTTATCTACACCTTTTACAACATTACGCAGCATTACATATCTATTATCGCTTAACTTCTTAACTGTTTCCCTTTCGATAGGATTTCCAGGCAAATTACTTTTGCCAGCCCCTACATTCTCTGGCTCGTGGTTTTCCATTAACTCATACCCACGCATCAGAAATTCTTTGCGGTATTCCTCTATATTCTTTATGTAGTCTTCAAGCTTCTTGATGTCATGCTTTTGAATAACTATCATAATGACCCTCCGTTTTTTAACTTATCTCTCAACACTTCTATTTCATATTCTTTCATTTCTATCTTGTGCTTTAACTCTTTTTGTTCTAATATGCAACCGAATACAAGTATTACTAACAATATAATAGCTATGACTAACCATATCATTTTATAAACACCTCTTTTGCTTCGTTTAAATCTATCTGATCGCTTACCCTTGCGTAATCATCTGGTGCTTTACTTTGTCTACTGACCCTCTTCATCTCTAGTTTAGTTTTAATAATCAAGGACGTTAATATAATCATTGTCATCACTAATACTTTATTGACCATTATTCCCCTCCTCATACTTACGTCTCGCATCTTCTGCCCTCTCTGCCTCTACAAGTGTGTACGTCTCATTATCATGCGGCTTAGTTACATCGACAAATGTTTCTTGCCCGTGTTTTATCTCTGTTATTAGAAATTGCGTCACTTCTCGCTTACTCCTTTAATATTTTGACTTCATACATTTTTGGGAAAGTATCTAACATTGGTATTCTGTAGCCAATAGTTTTAACTCTTACTTTATCGCCTTTATTCAATTCTGCTTGAACATCTGCACTGTTAAATCTAGCTTTCATCGTGATATCTGTATTCATAATTACTTTTTTGTCATCAAGCACAATAAAGAAATCATCTTCACTATTATTTCGTTTTGTGTATTTGTCTGTTATTGTTCCTGTAAATGTTTCTTTGTGAAAGTAACTCACAACACTATATGTTGTATAAAACAAGAATGAACAAATTAAAAACACTATCATCATAGGAATTATAATCTTAAAAGCATAATTCATAATCTTATCTAAACGCTTTGTAAATCTTTTCACTTCCTAAGCACCTCTTTCACTCTTTCATAAATATTTTTACTAAACGTATCCTTTGTCTTTGTCTGCTGTTCCGTCTTGTCTCGCATGGTTTCTCTCCATTTTCTTTTTGTATGCTGTGATAAGTTGATCGATAGTATAATATTCTTCTGCAATACCAAAAGTTATTGGAACCTGATTGTTATAATCATCAATGTTAGCCAAATGAGCTAAAATTCTGTCAGCATTTAGTCCTGTAAACGAACCGTCATAACTTCCTATCTTGTCCTTTAACAACCATTCGTCAATATCCGTTTGATTTGCTATACTCAATCCAAACGCCAACATATCCGCCAATTCATCCAACTGAACATCTAACGGTTTACCCGGTTTCTTTTTCCAATTCTTAAAGGTTTCCAACGTGTTAAACCATTCAAAGAATTCAACCACATATGCAATTCTGCTATCCTGTAAATTAAGTGTTGGTATTCTACTGTCAAAGTCCTTTTGTATTTGTAATAGTTCTTCTAATTGATCTACTGTTAATTGATTAGTCATTATTGTTCCTCCTCCATTCTAATTTCATCAAAAACTTTAGCTTTCTTATATACTTTATCCACTTCTCGTAACAACTCTTCTGTATCATTTCCAGTGAACGCGCTTGCACTTATGATTGCTTGTTCTATTTGTTCACGTTTAGTCATTTACTTCACCAACTCCCCGTCTTTCCAAATGAGCATCATATTAAAGTTGTTGTCTTTGACATAAAATGCCTTCGCATGATGTCTTTTTACCACTGAAGCGATACTTCTTTTTGTATATCTAGATAGATTCTTTGTATTACTATTTAACATGAATATTTCTTTTAATACTTTTTTCTTCCGTAATTTCTTCCTCAACTTCTACAGTGAAAGTTTCGTGTTCTCCAACATAAGCCACTTCACATAAACCACTTAGCCTAAAATGAACACGACCACCACAATCATTGCAAAACTCTTTATCTCTAACACTGTTATCCCAACCCCACTCAATCAATTGCGGTAACGTCATCTCTACTTCACGTTTAATCTTTACCATTCTTTAACCCTCCCATTTATCGAATAGTCTTTGAATGTAATATTTAGCTTTGGCTATATCATTTTTACCGCCTTTGTGATTTGCTCTACTCAAATATTTGATTGCGTTAAACACATATGGTGCTAATTCTGGAGAATATTGTTTACACACTTGGTCGCAATAGTCTATAACCTCTATATCGCCGTAACTGTAATGTGACGGACTATTTACGTTATCCTCCGTCTTCTCTACAACTGTGAAATCATCGTCATCAGTTATCATTACTGGTTCTGTCAAGTTACCTACTTTGACACGTGCAAATGTCTTAAACGTGTCTTGTCCTGTCATGTGTCCTTTTAATAAAACCTATCCAGGATAGCTATTATTGTCGTTATCTCTTCTGAACATGATATAGTCGCCAATATTTAACTCTTTTATACTAGTCATATATTTTAACCCCTTTGATCTCTGCCATATAGGTCAGTTTTTAGTTTTGTTAACAAGTTATTCTTACATAAGTAGTCGAACCACTCGCTTTTCACTTTATGCTGCTTTACCAACTCTTTGCTGCGTCTCTCTTTTTCTGCTCGCTGCTCTTTACGTTTCAACATCAACATACGTTCGTGTCTACGCTCTGCTTGTTGTATTAAATACAACTGTCTTGAGGATAGAGAACCCTCATTTCTTTCGTATATTTTCACCATTGTTAATTATCTCCCTCAAAAAAGTAGTGTCCTTTGCCGTAAATCAATTCTGCGCCTCTAAGGCCTTGTTTATATCGTTTTCTAACCGTGCTATCTGCCACATCAAAATATTTATATACGTCACATAGTCTGTAACGTTTGCCATTTAAATTAACCATTGGCATACGTCCTTTGACATTGATAACTGCTGTTGCTTCCGGTTGAAACGAATAAATGTGTTTTAATTCTACATCTTCATTTCGTTCAGTTTTCACATCAAAGTCGCCGTAGTGCTCCATTGCGTCCTGTAATTCTTCGATTAAATCTAACGCTTTCATCGTTTTAACTCCTTTTTGCGTTGTCTTCTAACCTTTTTCAATTCTTCGTATGTTATCCACTCTAGCCCTGTATACTTAGGCGCTTTACATATCCACGTTAGTGTTACGTCTGGGTATTTGTACCTAAACAGCTTAGCTTTTAATTTTGCGGCTTCTGTGGCCATTCCTTTCACGTCTATAACCTCTATAAGCTCATCATCTAGGTATAGCGCAAAGTCAGCAATGTATTCCGTCTTACGCTGTTTCTTTGTTTTTGGTATCAACTCATATCTGGGCTGTAGCTCTATTCTGTTATATGTGACACCGTTCATTTTGTTTTCTAAATATTGGTAGTATTCGCATTCAACCACACTGTCGAATACATGCCCTTTATATTCAACTTTCTTTGCATTGTATTTGCTCATATGACACCTCTATATATCGAATATGCTCATCTGCATGTCTAATTCGTAGTCGTAAAACAAATTGTGTTTTTCTTTATATGCTAGAAGTTCCTTATCGGTTAAATTGAAGGCTGTTTTACTTGTATAGCGCCACCCACTTTTACTAATAAGACAATTTGAGTTTTCAGCTAGTGGGTAGACTACAAAAGCAACGTCGCCACTTCCATCGAATAATTTATACTGTTTTTCTGCACCTTCTAAAAGCCCCATCACTACACCTCCACAAATGGTTGTCTGTACGCCTTTTCTTGTAGTTTTTGATTAATTAGGCTAATGAGATTGTCGTCGTTACCGTTAGCCCAATCATTTTTTGAGCGTATACATCACTGCAATTAAGAATTTCTTTGATATTCTCTTTTGTTACCATACGTCACGCTCCCTGTAATCATCGCCTAGCACTTTTACAGTCCTAGCATTATGTTTCATTCTTGAATTGATACGTTGCCAATTCATATCTTGATTTAAGTGTTTATCACTAAAGTTTGTAGTAAAGATGTTATTTTTACCTACTCTGTTATCTACGATTGAAAATAATTTGTTCAAAGTATGTTCTGTGTTTTCTACGCCTATATCATCAAGTACTAGCAAATCAATATTGCTTAGTAACTTAACGAGTTCGTCTGTCGTCTCTGTCGCATTTTTGTTGTAAGTAGCTTTGATACGTTCCATTAACATCGGTATGTGCATAAAAGCAACAGTGTAACCTTCGTTTTTAATTGCCTTTGCTATGGCATAGGCTAGATGGCTTTTTCCGGTACCATATGAGCCCTGTAAGATTAATGACTTAGGTTTATCTACCGAGAATGTTTTGACGTACTCTATAGCCGTATTTTTAGCGTGTATTTGTTGTTTGTTTT